GCCGTTCAGCGTCGGCGAGTAGCCGACGTGGACGGTGTTCGCGAGCGTGTCGCGGTCCCAGATGAACGAGGGCGAGAGGGCCCCGGTCGCGGTCGTGTCGCTGCGGACCGTGCCGACGAGGACCTTTAGGCCGAGGAACGTCTGCGGCAGGCCGCCGCGGACGATGCCGGCCATCATCTCGGAGAAGACGCCCTGCGGGTTCTTCTGGATCTCGTCGGAGGCGACCCAGGCGGCGATCTTCTTCCGCGGGATGCGGATGTAGTTCGCCTCGACGCCCGCGCGCTCGCCGATGACGGCCTTGGCCGCCTCGACGTCGTAGACGCTCTTGCAGGTGGAGCTCGCCCAGGCGCCGGTCGCGGCCGTCTTGTTCGCCGAAGCGAAGCTCGCCGGCTTGAAGAGCTCGGCGATCGCCAGCTCCTGGCCGAACATCAGGATGTTCGCGATCTGGCGGGCCGCGTCGACGCGGGGCTGCGCGGAGGAGACCGCCTCGGCGACGTCCTCCTCGGTGTACTCGACGCGGACGGCGTCCTCGGTGACGAGCGAGGTCAGCCACTCGATGACGGGCCGCGGGAGCAGGTTGGCGCGGCTGCCGGGCGCGCGGAGCGTGCTACGGAAGTTGGACAGGAGGGTCTTCGTGTCCTTCTTGCCGTAGCGGACGAAGTCGCGGCCGACCGGCTTGATGGCGCTGAGCTGGGAGCCCAGCCAGCCGCCGAGGCCGGCGTTCTCGACGAGGACGTTCGTCAGGACGGGGTCGGGGTTGAGCTGGCGCTGGTTCGGTCCGTAGGCCATCTGCTGCTCCTTACCGGACGATCGTCCAGCCGACGGTGGAGGTGTCGGTGTTGACGGAGGCCTCGATCACGAAGCTCGTGTTGTCCGTGACCGTCCCGACGCGGAGGTGGCCGACGGTGCCGCCGGTGACCTGCCGGGTGAGGTGGATGACGTCGGTCGAGAGGATCGCGGTGTTCGCGACCGTGACGGTGCCGGCCACGAGGGTGGCCTTGCCGGAGGCGACGATCGCGGCGCCCCCCGCGACGGCCGGCCCGGCCGGGAGGACGGAGAGCAGCTCGCCGTCGGCCGCGGCGTTGTAGGCCGAGGCGACGACGGGGTCGCCGGCGGCGGCCGTCTTCACCTTGCCGTTCGCGGCCGACGAGAGCTTCGCGCCCGCGGCGATGCTGCCCGAGCCGGTCAGCTCGAACGTGCCGAGCGCGAGCGGAACCGCCTGGACCCGGTAGCCGGCCTTTTCGGCCGTCAGCGGGACGAAGAGCGGAACCGTCTCGTTGTCGCCCGCGATGACGAGCGTGCCGTCGGTGTGCTGCTTGTACAGCCGGTACGCGACGATGTCGGCGGAGCCGACGACGAAGGAGAGGGCGAGGTTGCCGTCGAAGGCGGAGACGAGCTTCGCGTACTGGGCCATCTCACGCCACCTTCTTCGCCGACGCGGCGACGACGGCCTGGCTGTACGTCATGGGCTTGCCGGCGGCCAGGCTGGCCTTCTGGAGCTCGCGGGCGGCGGCGTCGAGCGCGGCCGAGTCGGACTCGGCGGGCTCGGTGGACTGCCCGGAGATGACCGGGGCGACGGAGGCGAGGACCTTCAGGTCCGGGAGGGTCGCCTCGAAGGCGTCGGGGTCGGCCGCGCAGAGCTTCGTGAGCCGCTCGCGGTTGTCGGCCACGAGCTTGCCCTCGCGCTCGGCGCGCTGGAGCAGCGCGGCGGCGCGGGTCTCGCGGGCCTTCTTCGCGCTCTCGCGCTCGAGCTCGGCCTTCACTTCGGCGCGGATGGCCTCGCGCTCGGCGGCCATCTCCTCGCGCACGAGGGCCTTGACGTCCGGGCGCTCCGCGGCGTGCTTCTTCAGCTCGTCGCGCTCCTGGACGACCTTGATGACGGCGGAATCGACGTCCTCCGGGTTCGCGCCGTCGGCGAGCCCGAGGGCCTTCATGGTCAGCGGGAGCTTCATCGGCTCCTCCTTTCGGCTCGCCGCGGCGGGCGAGTGGTTCTGAGGGGTGGTTCCGGGGGGCGGAGTCGAACCGCCCGAAGCCGGCGCATGAAGCCGGCCAGAGCCCGGCTCTCCCCGGGACGCGGATGCGGTGACGGGCTGCATTCCGTCCAGGTTCGGGACGGAGCAGAGGGTGAAGTCGCGCATGACGCGGGGGCGGATGCTCTCCTCGTCGTCGACGGCCGCGAAGAACGTCGGGCTGATCCAGCGGCGGGTGCCGGTCTTGATCTCCTCGAGGGCCGGCTTCGTCCAGTGCGGGTTCAGGCCCCAGAAGCCGTCGGCGCGGACCTCGAACTCCGAGCACTCGCCGGCCGCGCGCGAGCCCCAGAGCGGGTCCATCTCGTGCTCGACGGTGATCGTGACGGGGTTCTTCCGCGTCGCCAGGTCGCCCAGGAGGAGCTGGAAGTCCTCCGCCTCGCAGCGGACCTTCCGGCCGTCGACCGTCCGAGCCTCACCCTTCGGGAAGATCTGGACGGGCTTGCCCGGGGTCATCCCCTCGAACGGAGGGGTCTTCCCCGACGCCATCGAGACCGCCTCGGCGGTCACTTCGATGGGGGCCAGGGTGAACAGCTGCCACGCCGCGGTCTTCACGGCCGCCAGCGTGGCCGGGCGTCAGGTGGGTGTCACCGGGGTGTGGCCAACCGGTTGGCCGGAGGCGAGGGGCCTTCAGCGCGGGGTGGTCAGCGCAACGACGGCCTCGGAGAAGAGGCAGCCGGCCGCTTCGGCGGTTTCGAGGGTCAAGGCGGCGAGCTCCTCGGGGCCGAGGCCGATCCCCTGCCCGCGAACGTGCGAGAGGTCCGCCTCCCCCCTTGCCGGCAGACGCACCGGCCGCCCGAGCTCCGCGAGGTCACGCTTCGAGACGAAGACGCGGTTGGCGATTCGGTAGCAGGGAATCTCCCTGCGCGCGATCTTCTTCCGGATCGTCCCGGGCGTGTAGACGTACTCGCCGGGCTTGATGCCGGCGACCGGGATCAGGTCGTCAGGGATCGCTGCCGTCTTGTCGTGCTTCATGGGACGACTCTGCCTCACCCAGGCTGCGGCTTCATTCAGACGAATGAGCCGTCGATTCGTTCTGTTGACAGTCTCCCAGATCGGGTGTACCGCACGGCGTCGTCATTTCGGAGGCGCGGGCGTCGCACCCGAGAGCACGCGCGACCGCGTCGCCGTCACCCGGTCCACGTCCCAGCTTCCCTCCGGCCGCCCCACCATCCCGCCGTCGTTCGTCGGAAGCGTGGCGACGACGGTGCCGTCGGTGACCCGGTAGCCGCCATCCTCGAACTCGTCGACGGTCATCTCGATAGCTTGACATCGGCAGTTGCTAATGACGATGCCAGACGCTACCATCCACCCATGAGCCGTTTCAAAGTCGAAGACCTCCCCGACAAAGGAGCCTTCGCGAACCTCGGTGACCGTGTCCGTGCGGAGATGCTCGCCGAGTTCGAGGCGATCCGGGCCGAGGTTCGGGCCGAGATCGAGGCCGAGGGCGCGGCCAACATGGCTTTCGCTGCGCGCTACGTAGCCGGCGAGTCCATGAACCAGCTCGCGAAGGAGGCCGGGTGCGCAAGGGCTACGCTCGCTCGTCGACTCAGCGGGATGGGCGTTGCCATCCGCGGTAGAAGCGAAGCTGAACGGCTGAAGTGGGATCGCCTGAAGGCCGACCCCGCCGCCGTCGAGCGCCAGCTCGCGAAGGCCTGGGATGCCGCTCGCGGCCGCGAGGTGCCGCTCGAGGAGCGCATCCGCGTGGCGAAGACCCGCTACGAACGCATGATCTACGTGAACAAGGGCGAGACGGAGATCGCGGACGAGCTGCGCCGCCGCGGCCTTCGCGTGGAGCAGCAGCTCCCTGTGCTCTCGTTCAACCTCGACGTGGCGCTCCTCGATTCGCGCATCACCGTAGAGGTCCTTGGATCGAACCCCAAGCCGGCTCTCGCGAAACGCCTCCGGGAGCGCGCAGAAAAGCTCGCCCGCGAAGGCTGGGCGACCGTGTACGTTGAGACGTGGCGCCGCGAGCCGGGTCTTGCGCGGGCCAAGGATGCCTCGCACCGCTTCGTCCGTCCGCGCCGCGTCAAGCCCCCCTTCCGGCCCGGCGACGTGGCTGAGTACGTGATCGCCTTCGCGAAGGAGCTTCGCCGCGACCCATCCACGCGGGGTCAGTACCGGGTGATCGACGGTCAGGGTCAGCCGGTGTCCAGCCCCGGTCTGAATCCGGACCACCGGGCCTGAGTAGCGCGACCTGACGCCGGCCCGGATCGACCCGAGGATCGGCGTCTCAGCTGGGAAGCAGTTGTGTGACGACGGAGGCAGGTACACCCGCGCCTCCGGGTCGTCCTTCCGGAACACCTTCCCGTGCAGCGCCGCGTGCGAGGGCCGGGTCCTCGCGTCCAGCGTCGCGTGGTAGCGCCAGTACGGCGCGCGGACGACCCACTCGGGGCCCCACATCGCCGAGTAGCGTCCCCCGGCGTAGGAGCCCTGCACCGCGTTCCGGAGGACGAGCTCGGCGTACCACGGCGTCCACCGGTCCCCGCCGCCATGGAGCAGGACGCTCCCGCCGTACCCGTCGAGTAGCTTCTGGGCCTTTGGCAGCCATGCGGCGAGCGTCTCCCCGTCCTGCATCGCCTTGCCGAGCGAGGCCTGCACGTCCTCGAGGAACCGCGTCTCCCAGACCCGCGCGAGCGTGAACGCCCTGGCCTTGACCTCCTCGCCGAGCGCCGCCACCTGGGCGGGCGTGAGCGCGGCACGGCCTGCCCAGGACTCGAGGATCGCGTCGAGCAGGGACCAGAGGCTCACCGGCCGGTCTCTCTCGTCCAGCCGGTCAGGAGCGCGTGCGCGACGACGCGCGCGATGAGGTCCTGGGTGGCCTCCGGCGGCTCGCCGGCCATCTGCGCCTGGAGCCGGACGCGCGCGGCGAGGTGCCCGAGGTCCCCGCCGTCGCGGCGGACGTCCTCGATGAGGCGGACGAACGGCTCGAGGAGGGCGTCCGCGCTGCCCGCGGCCCCCTGCGCGGCCCACGCCTCGAGGCGGGCGAGCTCGGCGACGGGCGCGGCCGCGGCCGGCTTCTTCGCCGCCTGGCGCTCCGGGTCGCCCTGATCCTCCGGGTCCTCGTCGTCGACGGGCTCGGCCGGACCGGGGTTCGGACCGCCCGGACCCGGGACCGGGGTTGCCGCGGGCGCCGCGGCCGGCCGGAGCACGGGCTCCCCTTCCTCGGCCTCCGGCATCCCCGTCCTCGAGCGGACGTAGGACACCGGGATCCCTTCCATCCCGGCCTTCCCGGCCGTCTCCATCGCCTGCCAGAAGGTCAGGAGGTCGTCGTACCGGCGGACGCGGAGGATCGGGACCGGCGTGAACTGCTCGGCGACGTCGGTCCCGAACGAGATGGCGACGAGCGGCTTCACGACCTGCTCGCGGAGGACCTCGCAGATGCGGCGGCCGTAGGCGTCCACGAACGTCTCGACGATCTCGAGGTGGACGCTGGCGCTTCCCTTCGAGCCCGCCCCGACCTGGATGTCGGCCGTCTGGGTGCTGCCCAGGATGGCCTTCGACATCGTCCGCTCGTTGTAGCCGACGAGCTCGCCCTGCCCCTTCCCCGCCGTGTCGAAGCCCTTCAGGAACTGGATGTCGACGTCGTCCGGGAAGGCGGCGTACCCGAGGTTGCCCATCGCCCGCATGTAGCCGTTGAGCTTCTCCGCGGCCTCCTTGTCGCCGCGCTTGTACTTCGCGAACCGGAAGGGGCTCGCGAAGATCTCGACGTCCCGCGCCCACCACTCCCGGCCGTTCCGGGCCGTGAACCAGGGGGCGACGCAGCGCCGGAGGACGCCCGCGCGGTCGCGCCGGCGGACCTCGGGCTCGGCGACGACGACGGCGATCCTCGAGCCGAGGTCCGCGACGGGGACGAGCTCGGAGGCGTCGGCCGCCGGCTGGACGCCGAGGGCGCCGGACGTCGGGTGCCACCGGAACCGCTCCGACGGGACCGGCTCGAGCTGGACGAGCTTCCAGCGGCCGTTCGGGCCGGGCTTCACGATCTGCTGGAAGCCGGAGACGACGTCGAGGAGGCCCCAGAAGGCGTGCTCGACGAAGCGCTGGATCCGGACGTCCGGGTCGAGGAGCTGGTCGCGGACGTACGAGGCGACCTCCGCGGCCCGCTGCCCCTCGGCGGTCTTCCTGCCGCTGAAGCGGCCGGCCGACGGCGGCCAGGGCATCAGCTCGAGCGGCGCGGCCGTGAGCATCCCCTTCGCCTTCTCGATCTCGCCGGAGAGGTGCCCGTCGGAGGCCACCATCTCGCGCTTGAAGGCGCTGAAGCGGCGCGTGTCGCCGGAGGAGGCCTCGAGGATCATCGAGGCGATCTCGACCTTCGTGAACGGTCGGCCCAGGCCGACGCTGTCGGCGTCGTAGACGGACTCCTCGTACCACGGCTCCCCGGCGAGCCTGGCGAGGAAGCGGGCGGCGGCGTTGCGGATCAGGCCCATCAGAAGGTCGCTCCTGTGCCGAACTCGGCGGTGTCGGTGATCTCGGGGAGCTCGAGGCGGTGGTTCTGGTCGACGAAGGCGGCGACGGCGAGGACGTAGGCGTCCCCGCGGTCCGGGCTGCGCTTCAGGCGCTTCTTCAGCTCGTCCTTGCTCTCGAGCTTGATGCGGCCCCTCGAGTCGAAGCTGTACTTCACGCTCGACAGGTCGGCGGCGAGGGCGGGGTCCGGCGGGACGGAGACCCGGCCGGCCTGGAGCGCCTCCCGCGCGCCCCACCAGAGCTCGGTGCGGCGGTTGACGAAGCGCTCCGAGTCGCGCGCCGCCTCGCCGAAGTTCTCGCCGTGGACGGGGACCTCGAGCTCGGCGAGCCGGTCCGTGACGCCGCCGCCGACGCCCGTGTCGTCGACGTACGTCCGCCGCGCGTTCAGCGCTCGCAGCTGCCCGGCCGTCGCCATGAGGTCCTGGCCGTGCCGGGCCTCGGGCTCCCAGGGGTGCCCGCCGTCGCCGATCGCGATGACGACCGTCTCGTCCGCTCCGTAGCGCGCGACGTCGCAGCCGGCGGCGTCCGGCCGGCCCGCGGGAGCGACCCAGCGGGCCCGCGCCGCCTCGACGAGCGCCGTCGGGATGAGGACGTCGGAGCCGGCCTTCGGCCACTTCCCCAGGACGCGCGCGCGGTAGAGGTCGGAGTCGCGGCCGCCGTACTTCTCGAGGCGCTCCTGGACCCAGCCGTGCGTCACGGCGCCCGGGATCACGATGCGGCGCTCGAGGACGTTCGGGTGGTTCTCCGAGGAGATCTCGACGACGTTCCAGAGGCCGGAGTCGCAGACCTCCTTGAACTTCGAGGTTGGGTCCGTCGGGTTCCCGATCGCGAGGAAGCGGTCCTCGGGGCTGACCGCGTTGCCCTCCGCCGAGTCCCAGATCCCGGCGTCGACGCCCGTGGCCTCGTCGAAGAGGACGAGCATCGCCGGCGCGTGGACGCCCTGGAAGCGGGTCGGCTGGTCCGTCGACAGGCCGACGGCGAACCACTCGGCGCCCAAGTCGAGCTGCGTCGCCGTGAGGGCCCCGCCCAGGGGCACTGGAGCGGCGTGGTAGAGCCGGTCGACCTCGCGCCACAGGAGCGTCTCCACCTGGAACCACGTCGGCGCAGTCGTGATGACCTTCGAGCCGAACCGGGTGAAGAGGAACCAGAGCAGGAGCGCTGCCGCGATCATCGTCTTCCCGACGCCGTGGCCGCTGGGGGCCGCGGTGCGGCGGTGCTCGAGGACGGAGTTCACGACGCGCGTCTGGTCCGGCGTGACGACGGGGATGCCGAGGACCTCGCGGAAGAACAGGAACGGGTCCTCCCGGAGCCGCGCGACGGCGAGCTCGGCGTCCGTCACCTCGAGGCCCCCTTCGCGAGGGCGGCGACGAGCTCGGCGAGGTTCTTCACCTCGAGACTCCCGTCCAGCTTCCCGCTCAGCTCGCGCCGCTCCCGGTACTTCTCGGGCCGGATGCCCTTCAGCATGAAGATCAGGAGGGTGTCGGAGTAGCGGCGGATCGAACCGACCTCGACGGTCCCGACCCCTGTGCCGCCGCTGCCGAAGACGGGCTCTTCCACGCCCTCGAGGGCGCGGCGGAGGGCCTCGGTCTCCATGCGGTCGGCCGCGCTCTCGCGCGCGAGACGCCACTCCTCGGCGAAGGCCTCGTCGACCTCGCGGAGGGAGTAGACGGTCTTCGTCGTGATGCCGGCGGCATCGGCCGCTCGCGTGACGATGCCCGTCTCGGCCAGGGCGGCGAGGAAGGCCCGCTTCCACACGGGCGCTTTTTTCGGCGCTTCCTTTCGCTTCCCCACGCGCCCACCCTGAGCGGTCACCGGACCTCCGTCGAGGCGGTCCGGCCAACCGGTTGGCCTTCGTCCTCCGCGCGCCGGCCGTACTTCCGGCGGAGCCACACGGTCTCGGGGTCGACGCAGTAGACCCGCTCGACGGTCAGGGCCGCCCAGCCGCACTCGCAGCGGTAGGACCGGAAGACCTCCGTCTCGGCCGGCCGGACGTCGTCGGCCTTGTCGGTCACGGCCACCGGCTGGCCGCAGCTTCCGCAGTTCGGCCACGCCATCAGGCAGCCCTCCGAAGCCCGGTCCCGGGAACCCCGGTCACGGGAACCCCGGTCAGGTCGCGCGAAACGTCGCTCGTCAGTGCCGAAATCCACCGGCTCTCCGAAAACCGCACAGGAGCCTCCAGGAGCCTTCCGGGGGTGGGGGGGGCTGGTCTGCCCT